CCAGGCGATACTGGTAATCACAAAAGTGCAGCCCTTTTTCCGTCTCTTTTCCGCTGCCGATTTCTATCGTCCCCTGATCAATCCACAGGTCGAACGATTGCCGGTTAATACCCAGTAATTTCAGGTTTTCCAGCAGCAGTGCGTTCAGACTTTCCAGTGTTTTCACCGCACCCCCTAAATCAGATACACGCCGGTTGCACTTTCGCCGCTGATATTGGCGATTGCAGCGGTGGATTGTGCGGCGTACTGGTCGGCCACTTCGTTCCTGTCGTCGTCGGCCTGCATAGGTCGGCGGCTTAATAAATCGGCCATAGCGGCTGAATAAACGGCGGTCTGGTACAGAACCACTAAAACACTGGACGCGCCGATTGTGTGGCCGTCCACTTCGGCCAGCCTGGTATATCCAGCGGCCTCTGACGTGCTTTTAAACCCTGACAAGCGCCGGTTTGTTTCGGCAGCGGCAAGAATCAACGCATTGCTGATCATGGCGTTGTCCAGTTCTGCCGGTACTGCGTACTGCTGGCAAAAATTCGCCATATTCAGCGGCGGCCAGAAAGCAGCGTTGGCAATGTCGTCACTGCTGCGCTGTTGTTCCTGTGCGGCTGCCCATGAATACGTCATTTAATCGCCCTCAGCGTTAATAGGTGGGCGGCTTACTTAACCCTTTCAGACAGGCCTCTGCCTGAGCTGCTGAAAGTTAAGGGCCACCCGGTGGTGCGTGAGTCTTTTATTCGGTGTCAGCATCCGTGCTGTCGTTGTCCACACTGGGCAGGGGAATTCCCTGCTTTTCCAGTTCTTTAACCACCTGTTTTTTCAGCGTGGTTACTTTGGCCGGGTGCTTTGGTGTGCCAAGTAAATCGGCTTTGGTCAGCTGCACAAATGCGGCTTCCCATTCGCCGTTATCCGTTGCCAGCTGTCCGGCCAGCTTGTGGTATTTCATTTTTACGGCTTGCGGTACCGGCCAATCCGTAATCAGTGCAGCAATTTCAGAAAATAGCGGTTCCGGGCTATGTGATAACTTCACTTGCTGCTGTGCCCACTGCATGACTGCATCGGCGATAAATGTGGCGATATTTTTGGTGGTAAAGCGTGGCGGCAAGCGCTGGCCTTCCTCTACGCATTGCAGTGCCAACTCTTTAAACAAAACCGCATTACCCGCTGTGTGACCGGCAACCAGCAAGTCAAAGCACCAGATCATCATTTCCACAAGTATCGGGTTGGCGTACACATCGCCCTGCGCTTTGTAGGTTTCGACGTGTTCCATATAAATGGCAAAACGCTCAGCTTTAATTGCCGCTTTTTCTTCCAGTGACTTACCGGATAACAACACCAGATCCTGTTCCAGATTCATGCACAGGCTTTCAAAGCCTGACGCTGTTGTGGTCAGTTCGTTAACGGCTTCTGCGTCAGCAGATTCAATGGCAGCGCGTGTCTTCGCCTGCTCACGTTCTTTACGTTTACGTTCTGCCCAAAGGCGTGCTGGTGTAGTCATGGTGGTTATCCTGTGTATTTTCTTTTGTGCATTTAATGGCCCCGGTTAAGGGGCCATTAATTCATCGGCTATTGCCGCAGCCGATCAGGCGAAATCGCCAGCCGGGGTATTTTCGTTAACGATAACGACAGACTCCGGTTCAAGCGCCGCAATAGCGTACTTATCACCGATGGCATAGGCATCGTTCGAGCTGATCCAGTCGTTAATTCTGTTACGTTTCGGTTCGTCTTGATTCTGACGACGAGTGCGGTCTTCCTGGTAATACAGGTGCAGGTTTTTCAGGTCGGTTACCACCATGCCGTTATCAGGAAAGTTCGGCACCTGTACGGCTTTCCGGCCGCCGTAGGTTGCAGACAGGGTGGTGATACCCAGTTTCTTTTCAGACGGTGTGCCCGCATGTTCAGTCAGCACTTTGCCCACGTCAGCGGCTACCAGAGCGGCACCAACAATCACCACTTCATCACCGGTACGACGTTCGACAGGAATCATCTGATACAGGTCATACGCTGCTGCATCCAGATTCTGGTAATCCTTGTTATTGGTGTTTTTACCAATGAAGATTTTACCAGTACCGGTGTGCTTACCTTCGCCGACGATTTTTTCCGGAACCTGATCACGCATGACCTGCAGCCAGCCTTTATTCACATCCTGACCCAGCGGATAGGTTGCTTTATTGGTTGTCGCCGCCGCATGAGTACCGTGCCAGCCAATGGTGATACGGGTCAGCGCAATGGCTTTAAACACTGCCTTCATATAACGGCTGTAAAAGTCTTTGTAGCGGGCCCAAATATCCAAAGTCGGATATTTGATGTACACATCAAAGTCTGTCTGTGCCACTTCCCAGGTTGTGCCATCCGGTGCGCCCAGTTCGGTACCAGAACGCTCACCAGAGCCACTGGTATCGGTACGGCCACCAATCATGCTAACGGCGGCCATATCCAGCGCCTGGCCTTTCATATCAACAACCGGGTGCATGCTGATCATTGTCAGGAATTCGGACGACGCCTGAACACTGTCGTTCAGCTTTGTCTCAATCGGCTCCGAAACTGCAAACTGTTCACCTGCAACCACGCCGCTGGCTGCAACGGAATTGGCCACGGCAATGGCGAACAGCAGTTTTTTAAATTTAGTTTTGGTTTCATTACGCATATCGGTTTCCCTTTTCTTTCAGCTGTTCAGCCTTGCTTGCGTTCAGTGGATTTTTAAATCAGCAGACAGAAGAAATATCTTCGTCTTCAGACGGGCCAGTTAAATCATTGAACTGAGTGTTATTGCCCGGTGTTTTTTTCAGCTCTGCGAACTGCTCTTCAAGATTCTTCTGACCGTCCTGAATGGCTTTCAGAGTTTTAGAAAGTTCAGCAGCACTGAATTGTTTATCGTCGCCATCATCTCCAGCCGGTGGCGTTGCCGGTTCCGGTTCTTTTTTCAGTTCAGCAATGGCTGTGGTGAACTTTTCGCCCTGGGCTTCAATGGCTGAAGTAAAGGCGGTGGTCAGTTGTTTCAGTTGTTCATGTGTCATAGCGTCTTCGTCCTGTTCAGGTTCTTGTGTCTGTTGAATGGGTGAGTGGGTGCTGAAGCGGTCCATCAGACTACGCAAACCACCCATAAAGCTGGTGAACTTATCGCCCTGGCTATCCTGCACGGTAAATTCCAGCGGCTTAGGTTCGGTGAACAGCGGCTTTTCACCATTAGGCAGCGCGCTGAATTTCATCATGTCGGTGCCAATGCTTGATGGCTTATCGGTAACCGCGAGACGGAACAAATACCACTTACCTTCCACTTCTTTCGGCCAGATGCTGAACCAGAGGCGCTGCCCCATCCGGTTCATTTCCATCAGCCGGAAATTAGCGTTCAGTTTTCCTTCCAGTGACACCCGCCCAACTTTTTCACCCAGTCGGACTTCAGCAACATGGCCATAGGCTCCGAAGTAATCCAGCTCATGGTCAGCATCAATAACGGCGGTGTAATAATTCGGGTCATAGCGTTCCGCCATGTCGCGCAGCCATTCCTCTTCGATTACTCGACCATCTACGGTTTCGCCTGCTGTTGCTAACGTGAACCACTGATCAATTACCGGCATTACATATCCCCGCCCTTTATTCGTTTTCGCTTCTGCGTTCGGCTCATTGCCTTTCGATATGTGCAGACTAGCCATTTAAAACGCGGTTTTTTAGCGGCAAAAATTCGCTATTTTTCTATTTGCTTATATCCAGAAGCCTTTAAAAATATTCGCCGCGTTTTTATATCGCCGGGTTTATACACTGCAGAAAATCACCGCATTAACCGGCACAGAATTCTGCAGATATGGCGAAACGATACTCAGACGACATCAAAGCGCTGGCGCGTACCCTGTTTATAAAGCGGGTAACGGTTCCGGATATTGCGCGGGAAACCGGCGTTCCCCGCCGCACTCTTTATGACTGGATTGAAAAAGACGGCTGGCACGACCTGGTAAAGACAGACGACATTGAAGAAGCCTATAACCGCCGCATCCTGACCATACTGAGCAGCAAAGAAACCCTGACACCTGCACAGCTGAACGAAATAGAGCGGCTGCAGACGCTGCTGGCCAAGCATCAGAAAATTCAGGGCCGCATTGCAGCGGTAACCCTGCCCGGCGACCCTGACCCTATCCAGATGCAGGCCCACCACCTGCAAACCAGCCTGCCGCTGGATGCAGACCACCAGGCAGCGGTTAAGGCACAGCACAATGCTGAAGTGACCGGTGGCCGTAAAAAGAAAAAACAGAAGAACGACTTCAGCGGCATCAGCCGTGATGAAATTCTGGAAAAGCTGAAAAGCAAGCTATTCCCATACCAGTGGGCAGAATTTCAGAAGCTGCTTAACGACCCTGATAACGAAAAATTCCGCCGCCGCTTTTATCTGAAGTCACGGCAGATCGGCTGGACGTTTTACTGTTCGGCCGAAGCGTTCGCGCTTGCACTTCTGGAAGGCCGCAACAAGGCTTTTCTGTCGGCCAGTAAAAATCAGTCACGCCTTTTTAAGCGCTATATTTTGGCGTTCGCAATGGAGTGGTTCGGCGTTGAAGTAAAAGGCGGTGATGAAGTTACCATTCATACCGACCACGGCCCGGTGACGTTCTGGTTTTTATCGACCAACAGCAGCACAGCACAAGGCCCGTCCGGTGACGTGTATCTGGATGAAGTGTTCTGGATTCGGGACTTTGAAAAGCTGAATAAGCTGGCCGGTGCCATTGCATCGCACAAGCATTACCGCAAAACGTATTTTTCAACGCCGTCCGTTAAATCGCACGACGCTTACGCGCTTTGGAGTGGAGAGGAATATCAGAAGGTACAAGAAAAACGGCCGCACCTGCCGCCGTTTGAAATGCCTAATAAAAAGCAGCTGAACCTTGGCCATGCCGCTAATGATGGCATGTATCGCAAAGTCATCACCATTCACGATGCCATGGCCGGCGGCTGTAATCTTTTCCGCCTGTCTGATTTAGAAATTGAGAACGTGCCGGAAGTCTTCCGGCAGCTGTATGAGTGCGAATTCATCGACGACCAGAACAGCGCCTTTATTCTTAACCAGCTGCTGGGCTGCGCCGCCAATGATGACCGCTGGCACGGATTTAAACCCGGTGCTGCACGTCCCTATGGCAACCGCCCGGTGGCCATTGGTTACGACCCAAGCCGCACCCGCGACTGGGCCGAAGTGGTTGTGCTTGCAATTCCGACAACCGCCGGTGGCCGCTTTACGCTGCTGGAACGCATCAGCATGAAAAACGAAAACTGGCAGTTCCAGGCGCAAAGCATTAAGGAACTGTGCGACCGCTACAACGTGGTGTTTATCGGCATTGACTGCACCGGCCCCGGTAACGGTGTGTTTGAACAGGTGCAGAACTTCTATCCGTCTGCGACGCCGATTCACTATAGCGTGGACGCAAAAACCCGGCTTGTGCTGAAAGCACAAGCGGTTATCTCAAAAGACCGCATCCGCTGGTCAGCTGACCACGTAGACATACCCATGGCATTTATGGCCATCCGCCGTCAGGCCACCGGCAGCGGTATCAGTTACGTGGCCGCCCGCGACAGCAAGATAGGCCACGCAGACGTTGCCTGGGCAATCATGCACGCCCTGCAAGTAGAAGACCTGACCGCCGACACCCCAAACGACAAGAAAACCACCGTTATCATCAGTGAGGCCGCGTAATGAGCAAGCGCCGTAAACCAGCACGACAAACTGCACGACAACCAGCAAAAAATCAGCAGCACACAGCAGAAGCGGCGGCCGGGGCCGTTGGGTTTTCGTTCGGCGATCCGGAACCCGTGGTAAACGGTCTGGCCGATATTCTGGGCGTGTATTACTACGAAGACGCCGATTATTACACCCCGCCCCTGCTGCCCAGCGGGTTAGATACTCTGGCGCGTAAAAACGGCATTCACCGCCGCTGTATTAACTTCAAAATGCAGCAAGCCAGCATCTGCTATCAGCCGCAGACAAACGGTATGCCGAAACGCGATTTCGCCCGCTGTGCGCGTGACCTGCAGACATTCGGTTATTTCTTTTTTCAGGAAATCCGCGGCGTACTCGGCAACCTATTGGGTTACCGCCATGTGCCAGCGCTGAATATGCGTGTGCGCCCTAAAGGAAAGCATCTGATGCTGGTTAACGGCTCGCAGGGCCGCATTGAATTTGAACGCGGTGAAATTCACATGGGGCTGCAGTACGACACCGGCCAAAGCATCTACGGCGTGCCAGATTGGATTGGCGGCCTGCAGGACGTATTTTTAAGCAGCGAAAGTACCCTGTTCCGACGCCGCTATTTTCTGAACGGCTCGCACATGGGGTACATCCTGTACACCACCGACAAGAACATGGACAAAGACCTGGAAAAGAAAATTGCAGAAGCCGTGAAACAGAGCAAAGGCCCCGGCAATTTCCGCAGCATGTACCTGAATATTCCCGGTGGTGACAAAGACGCGGTAAAGCTAATCCCGGTTGGCGACATTGGCCAGAAAGACGAATTCAACACCATCAAAACGATCAGCAAAAACGAAATTCTGATCGCCCACGGCATGCAACCCGCACTTGCAGGTATGGCCCCCGACAACGCCGGCGGCTTTGGTGATATTGAAAAGATTCATCGGTTCTACCGCCAGAACGAGGTACGCGCCCAGGTAGAACCCTTTATGGAAATGAACGACATTCTGGGGCGCCCTGTGTTTGATTTTGACTTTGATACCGGAGTTGACATTCAGTGAACCGAAACGAAAAACCCGTGAATGCTGATATTTTGCACAGTCGTGGTTATAATTTGTCGCGTGCTCTTATTGAGCCGCGCCAGCTAATCACCGAGGTTTCCGCCATGCGTATCAAATGCCCTGACTGCCAGCAGAAGGCCACCGTCTACAGCCGCGCCAATACCTCCGATGATATGAACTCCGTTTATGCACGCTGCACTAATCGCCAGTGTGAAAAACTCGACAATTCTTTTGTCAGTCACGTTGCCTTCAGTCACTGGATTAATCCGAAAGAAGCCGCCATTCAACTGACGTTTGAAATGCTCTTTGACCAGCTGCCCCACGCTAATCGTGCAGAGCTTGTGCAGCAGCTGGCCGCCCGTGTTTAACCCTCCCCTGTGTTTTTAACCCCTGTTTTTTAACCCTCGATTGTTCTCCTGATTATCTCCCTTACCTGCTCCAGTATCAGCGTTACCCCGGCCACCTCCCTGTCTGAGAGCACTAAATCCTGATTTGGTGCTTTCGCTGCAAGTAACCCGCACAGTCCGCTGAGTATCTCTTCAGCATTATCAAGTGCTTGCACTACTGGTATTGCTTCTGACATTCGTCCTTTCTCCTTGTCTATCGTCACTGCTCACAGCGACTTGAAGTTAACTTCATTCAACAACCTGCGCCTGTGCCATACCGTGAACGCTTTTTAAGCGCCCCTTTATGTCATCAATCAAGGTACAGTTCGGCAGTCGCCTGCGTCAGTTGCGCATAGCGCGCAACATCACACAGCTGCAATTGGCAGAGGCTTGCGGGGTATCAGTTGAATCCATCAGTAATATCGAACGAGGCAAGCATGGCCCGCGTTTAGAACTGATTTCCGATCTGGCATTCTCGCTATCTGTTCCAGTTTCTGAGCTGTTTCAGTTCGATAACTGACACTGAGCATATTATCTAAAAACTACTGCCTGTTGTGCTCACAAATGAGCAGCTATGACAGATTTTGTCTAACATTCGCCTACATTTGAGCAACCCGGTTCTTACACATGGTTAACATGGTTACTGGACGGGAATGGCGAGCTATCAGGGAAGAAGTTTTGCGACTGAACCAACAGCAATTTGCAGATGCAATAGGCACCAGCAGGCAGCGGGTTAGCCGTGTTGAGCGTAATAAGGCTGAATACACCTTCAGCGAACTTTCAGCGTTACAAGATCGCATCGGGCTTCCCCTAACCTACCTATTAAATATTGATCACAATCCGCCCGCGTGGCTCAGCCTGTAC